CCCGCCAAATACGCGCCGTGCACCAAGTTGCCCGTCAGCGCGAGGTTCTCGTAAATGAACTCCGCAGGATAGGTATTGTTCGCATGGATGCCTCCCACCTTCGCGGCCGCGATCACCACTTCGTCAGGCTTCTCATCCTGCAAAAACTCAAACACGTCCCTCTGATTGAGCAAATCAAGCTCGCTTCGTGTCCGCACCAAAACGTCCGCCTCACCCTGCGTCTCGGTAGCCCTCACCAGGGCGGAGCCAACCATCCCGCGATGTCCTGCAATATATCTCTTCATCAAAAAATTCGGTTACTCACCCACTAGTGTTAGTGTTGTTGTTAGAATGATTTGTTAGATTCAGAGCGAGCGAATTCGATGAACTTATAGAACTCAGCTCTGCTATTATCTCCACTCTCGTGGAATGCTCCAGACATCTTAGCTGTTCGCATCGTTGAGTCGTGCTTAATACCTCTATTAGAACAACACGTGTGCTTAGCTTCTACAACAACAGCAACTCCTTCGTTATCTCCGCACACCTCATCGATTTTTTCATGAATCGCAGATGTTAACCCCTCTTGGCATTGTGGGCGACGAGCGAGCCAATCAACAATTCTGTTGATTTTAGATAATCCAATAACTTTACCGTCAGCACGTGGGATATATCCAACATGAGCAAGTCCTGTAAATGGTAGAAAGTGGTGAGCGCAGAGGCTTACTAAGGGGATGTTTGTCTGAGCGACAATACCATCATACTTATCGACGTTTTCAAATGCTGTAGCATTAGGTGCTTGGGTAAAACAACCAACTGCGAGATCATCTAGGAACGATTTAGATACTCTTCGTGGTGTATCGTGTGCGTTTGGATCAGTTTCCCAATCAAAGCCAAGTGCTTTGAGGAAATCACCATAGTGCACAGAGGCTTTCATGATGCGATCGGCTTTTTCGGCGTCTGAGATAGGGTTGTTCTTATTAGTGTGTATTAACTTATCTGACATTTATGTCATTATATAATGCAGAAATATAAAATCAACTACAATACTAATTATAAATACAGTATTTGAATAAATACGTATATGCAGAATAGGGATGATCAGAGGTTAATGGAAGAGGCCTACTTATCTATATATGAAGTAGATGATAATCTCATTGATGAAGGTGTTTCAGATTGGATCAAAGGTAGCACTTGGAAAGGTGCTGCGACGAGGGTAGCTAAAGGTGTTTTATCTCAACTACCTGATACCGCAGCAGCTATCGACGCGGGCGCCCAGGCAATAGGCTCCGATTGGCGCACCGGTGACATCGGCAAGAAAAAGGATGGTGTCGTAGCACCTAAAGGTACAGCAGACTTTATAAATGCGGAGCTAGCCAAGTCGGGGTTTATTGCTAAGCCTGAAGATATATTACTAAATAAGGCTCAAAATGGTGGTGATATTGTAGTGTATAAATTGGAGCAACCGAGAAATGCTCAAGGACAATATGGACAAAAAACGTATGG